TAGATATTATTGCGCTGGGAGAAGGGGCGATAATAGGGATTCAATCTTGCGGGCAAAGTTTTGCTGAACACAATAGGAAAATATTAGAAACTCCGGATGCCTTGAAGTGGCTGAAATGTGGCGGAAGATTAATATTAATAGCATGGCGTAAAGTAAAACTACGCAGGGGCAGTAAAGCGCTAAGGTGGTCTCCAAGAATTAAGGAATATAAACTAACGGATTTTAACTAAAGGAGGTTTTATGAAAAGAGTAGTTTTTATTTTAGTGATTGTGTTTTTAGTTTCCGGTTACTCGTTTGCCCAGGACATCGACCAAAAGATTTTAGAAACAAGGGCGAATATTGGGAATTTATCTATTCAGGAAAAGCAGGCACAGAATCAATTAACTCAAATTCAACAGGCATATAATCAAAGCATTCAACAGTTAAGAAGTTTATTAGAACAGCAACAGCAAGAAGCAATAAAGGCGTCCGAAGATTTACTGAAAGCTCAAGAGAAGATTGAAACAGATACAGAGATTAAAGATATTACCGATACAGAAATAGAAACAAAATAAGGAGAGATTTTAGAATGCCAAAAACCATTATTAGTTTAAAAAAAGGAATACCAAAGACTAAAAGAAGCTGGGAAGAACTTGTATCTTTAGGGTTAAATTTAAGAGAAGACAAAGACAAAACTCAATGGCAACTCGGCGATTTATCGTTACAAGTAGAAAAAGATTACAGCGCAGATTCCTTAGGTAAATTTTCAGTTGAAATTGGTATTAACAAAACAACGCTTGCGACGTATAGAACTTGCTCCGGATTCTATCCTAAAAAAACAAGGGACGAATTTGCGAGCCTCGGGCATTCTTTCTTTCAAACGGCAATGAGAAACAATTCCCTCGAAGAAGCAAGGGCATGGCTTACTGTAGCCCATGATTGTAATTGGTCTTGCGAGGGGCTTCGGCTTGATATGGACGACAAGAAAGACGAAACCGAAACGAAGAAGATAGACAAGATGTTCCTTGCGATTAGCAAAACACTTGATAAAGCCGTAACCCAATTCGGAAAATCAACCTATCTTAATTCTATGATAGAGAACCTTGAGCAGAATTTAATTAAGATTAAAGCCGAACTTAAAGAACAAAGGAAAAAGAAATGAAAAAAATAACTTGGACTACAGAAAAAAGAAAATTAAACAAATTGATATTAGCAAAATATAATCCAAGAATGGCAACCGAAAAAGATATAAAAGACCTTACGGCTTCTATCAATAAATTTGAATTATGCGATCCAATAATAATAAACAAAAACAATCATGTTATTGGTGGGCATCTTAGGTTGAAGATATTAAATGACAAAAAAGTAAAAGAAGTAGATGTTCGCGTTCCATCAAGATTATTATCTTTAAAAGAAGAACAAGAATTAAACTTACGGTTAAATAGAAATCTCGGTAAATGGGATTACGATTCTCTTGCTAATTTTGATATAGAGTTTTTGAAATCTGTTGGATTCGAAGATTTTGAATTGAGCTTAGATTTAAACCCGAAAGAAAAAGAAATAGACGAAAATTTAGAAACAAAAAACAAGTGCCCAAAATGCGGATATGAATGGTAATATGAAAATAAATTGGCTAACAATTGGGGGTATGATATGAAATTACCGAGATTTTTTCATAAATTATATGCGTTTTTGAATGGTTATTATTGGTTACCTTGCCCTATTTGTGGCAAGTATTTCGGGGGACACGAAAAAAATGGTGGAGTCTTGCTAACAAGTTGTGGGGAAGGAATTTCAGCATGTATAAACTGTAAAAAGAAAGCACATGTAATGAACGCGGGTTATAATTATAAAGAAATGTGCAGGGTAGTTAATATAGCGTCGCTATCTTTAAAAGAGTTTACAGATGCTTGTTTGGCATTTGGGAAAATATTAAAAAAAATCAAACAATAAAAAGTTAATGGCAGAATATATATCTCAAGAAAATTATAAAAAAATATTGAGAAGTATATTTATCAATGCTGTTGAAGCGACAATAAAATATAATGATTTTAAAAAAGGCGTTCTAAAGTATAAGAGCCATTACAAAGAGAGCGAACTAAAGAGCGAGGCGATTTTAGCAGAGAATTGGTTTTTGGGGATAGGTAATTATTGCGGCAAATGGAGCTTCTTAGATATCTGCCAAGGTTTAAGTCTTTTACATGACGGCTTAGAATATTTAGAAATGTGCGCTAATGTATCTTGGGAAGAACTTAAACAGCGCAAGGGCATCCACGAGATACCGGAATCAGAGCAAATAGAACTTAAAAGATTACTTAAAGAAGGTTATACAGTCCACCAGATATCAAAGAAATTAGGGCATAGTTGGGGGATAATTAAAAAGTATATCGATAAAATATAAGGCGGTAAAAAACCACCGGCAATGAAACCAGTTCCTTTTCAAAAGGGACTATAAAAAAGGAGGCAGTAAAATGTTTAAATTTGAATTAGGAAAAGAAGCAAAGGACATAGTAACGGGATTTAAAGGTATTATCACGGCAAGGGTTGAATATCTTAATGGGTGTATGCAGTATTGCATAGAACCGAAAAAAATCAACAAGGACGGAAGCATGATTAAAGCGCCTTATATAGACGAAAGCCAGCTTAAAATTGTCGGCGAGGGTATTTATGTTAAACCCAAAAGGAATGGCGGGGTAATGTCAAATACTCCACCCTTACGGATAGGGTAAGGAACGGCAAGTAAAATGAATTATCCAATAAATGCTATTGTAGTCTTAGGAATAGGAAGTATAATCTTTGCTATTTTATTATGGATTGCAACGAAGGGAAAGCCAAGATGAAAAAAAAGATACGGCAATTGATTCTTGATAAATGTAGCATAGGTTCTGTCAACGGCAAATTTAATTTAGGAATTGACGACTCAATAGGGAAGATAGAAAGAATCGTCAAACTTAACTTGGGTAGTTTAAGGTATTATATTAAAATAAGTAAAAAAGCTAAGAAGCAATATAAAGAGTTAGGAAAAACAGATATTTTAGAAATAACTCTTGAACCACCGGAGAACATGGAACGCGAGATATAAAATGAAAAAAGTAAAGCGTAAAGTTAAAAGAATAAAACAAATATCTATCAAGCCTAAAAAGAAACCAAAGCGTAAGAAGAAAAAAGCGCTGTCCGTAATACCTATTGATATTCATAAGGTAAATGTAATCGATAAGAAAGTAGTCAATGAAATAGAGGACCAGTGTAAGGATTGTAAGGCATATAAAAAAGGGGCGCTACCATACGTCTTGCTTCACTTAGCAGAAGGGCACTCTATGGCTAAGGCATGTAGTGATGCGGGTGTTGACGTTGTTACATTATGGCGATGGCGACATAAATATCCTATCATCGATGAAGTGATAAAAATCTGCTTGCATGGCAGGAATATGGTTGTAGAAGATTCGCTATATAGACAATGTATAAAAGGAAACGTAGGCGCCATAGTATTTTGGTTATGTAATCGAGCAAAAGACGATTGGAAAAATGTCCAGAAGGTAGAACATGGCGGCGTGGTAGGATTATCGGTAACGGCCATAAGAGATACAATGATAGAAGAACAAAAAAAACTAACAGACGGAGAAGATAAAAAATAAAATGAATTATAAAAAGGTGTATTGTTGGTTATTCGGGCATAATTTTATAAGAACTTACGAGGAAAACTTAATTAAATATACAAATTATAATTATAGCCCAAGACCTACAACAATCGAAACTGTTAAGATTAAATATATATGCACAAGATGCCAGAAAAAATTTGTAACATATGGAATGGAAAAGGATAAATAAATGGACACCGGCTTTTGGTCAATGGATTATTTTGACGAAACTATATTAGGTAACGCAGAGCTTTGGGATATACAATGTCAGATATGGGAATCGGTATTTACAAACAAATACACCGCAGTAAGAAGTTGCTTCGCTTCCGGGAAAACATTTGTCGCCGCAAGAATATTATTACATTTCTTATATAGCTTCGGTATGATGGGCAAAAGCACAAAAGTTATAACAACCGCGCCGACTCATTACCAAGTAGAGAAACAGTTATGGAAAGAGATTCGCAAACAAAAGAAAACAGCAAGTTGCAGAAAGGGGTCTATATTATTAAGCGGCAACGTATTAAGAACATCGATTGATATAGACGAAGATTGGTTTGCAATAGGATTCAGACCAAGAGAAACGGAGCCGGAACGATTCCAAGGTTGGCATGCGCATAATATATTAGTTATCTTTGACGAAGCAGCTGGCATACCGCCTGTATTTTGGGAAGCAAAGGAAGGGTTGATGTCAGGCGGCAACGTGCATTTCCTTGCAATAGGTAATCCCTCATCGCCGGTGGGAGAGTTTTATAATTGTTTCTCATCTCCGCTATATAACAAGATACAGATATCAGCTTTTGATACGCCAAATTTTATAGGTATAACAGAGGACATATTAAAGAACATGTCTATCGAGGAAGCAGATAGCCTACCGCTTATATATGATGAGCTTATAACGCCCGGATGGGTTAGACGTAGGATGGATGATTGGGGCATGTCAAGCCCGTTTTATTTGAGTAAGGTCCGGGGAGACTTTGCAGATGAAGGCGAAGATACTTTAATCCCGTTGATACTAATAGAGCAAGCGGAACGGAACTATGAATTGAAATATGATAAATTCTTTAAAAGCAAATTATGAGACAAATATTAGGTTGTGATATAGCAGACTCCGGCGATAGGAATGTAATCGCTAAGTTGATTATTGATGGTGAGACTCATATATGGGGAATATACAAAGAGTTTCGTTGTAATAATATACAAATGGGTGGCAATATAATTTCTGTCTTAAAATCAGATAAAGAGATAGAAGCTTGCGGACTGGATAAGATAGGTATAGGCGCAGGAGCATGGCGTATAGTTGAGCAATGGTGGAACGAAGAAGATGACAAGGTAAGCCAAGACAAGAGAACCGAAAAAGAAAAGTTACCAGAGATAGTTGGTATCGCAATCGGAGCGCCTGCGGTAGATTCGGAGAACTTTGCTAATCTCAAATCAGAGGTGTGGTGGAACATGAGATTGTTGTTAGAAAAAGGCAAAGGTATAATCAAGGGCAATGATATGTTAAAACAAGAACTTGCCGCTCCGCGTTGGGAACGTGATCCAGCCGGAAGAATAAAAATAGAACCTAAAGCAAAGACAAAAAAGCGATTGGGTAGAAGCCCGGACCTTGCGGAAGCAATTTCATTAGCAGAGATAACGGCAAGAAAAGGATCATCGATACCGCGCATAAGGATATTGTCGATTAGTGAGAACGAATAAAAGGGGGAGATAAAAATGGATGGAGAATTCAAAGAAGCATTTGAAGCAGTATGTAAATATACATATGAGGTTGCAAACTATTCTGTCCCGCCCGCTTATGATAGAAAACCACAACCTAAGATAATGACAGTAGTTACTGCAAAAATGTATAGAATCATACAGTATTTTAATCAGTAAGAAAATAAAATCAAAGGGGGAATAGATAATGAATACAAAAAAAGCAGATATACCTGTTTTATGGAACTTTGATAAAAGGAAATCGATAGGAACAATACAGAGTATAAAACAAGACAAAGAAGGTAATATTACTTATAAAATAAAAATCCAAACAAAGCATCAAGCCAAGGAACTGGAACGTATAAAGGAAATAAGTATTGTTTTTCCTACCGGGAAAGAGGGCATTACTATTGTTGATAGGACTTCTATGTGCAAAAGGCTTGCAGTGCAAAATCAAGAAGAATAAAGTTTATTTAACTAACCCAAAGGAGGTAGGAATATGAATGTAGAATATGAAACAATGAAGCATATTGAAGAAGTTAAGAAAGCGTTGAATCAAATAGTAATTCACCTATTATTGAAAGGCGAAAAACATGACAGGTCAAAGTTTTCAGAAGAAGAACTGCCAAGTTTTCTAAAATATACTCCACTATTAGCCGACACAACTTATGGTAGCAAACAATACAAGGTATTTCTTAAAGAAATGAAATCCGCATTAAAACACCATTATAAAAACAATGAACATCACCCAGAATATCATAAAAAGGGCATTAGGGGAATGAATTTGCTTGATATTATAGAGATGTTATGTGATTGGAAGGCGGCTACCAAAAGACATAAAAACGGGGATATAAGACTATCTATTATAAAAAATCAAAAGCGTTTTGGTTATTCGGATGAATTAAAAGAAATTTTCCTTAACACAATGAGTTATTTAATTTAACCTTACAGAAGATATGCCAAAAAAGATTCGTTGCGAAGATTGCGGCCACCCTTTGACGAAAGACGAAATAGAACATGGTGATAAGTGTAACGATTGTCTGCGCATTTGGATAATCAAAGACAACAAAGAGATGATAGACATAAGGATAGGAAACAATAAATAATAATGTCATTGACAATCCAAATTAGACAACCGGTAAAAACCTGCAAGATACACGGATGTTATCAAGTAATTTATAAAAAAGGATATTGTGATAAACATTCGAGTTGGATAGAAAATCCAAACATAGATTACTTCCCTATTTTTAAAATAGGCACTAAAGAGTTTTCCAATAATTTAATATCTTATGTTGTTTATCGTGAAATACAAAAAAGAAATAATATTTGATAAGAGAAATTCAAGCCATTAAAATCTACGCATGAAGTTAATGCAAAGAATTCATTCCGCATTTCAGGTTCTTAAAGGTGTAGGGCCTGGGTTTTACGGGGTTCTACCACACGAAAAAGTTCAAGGCAAGATAACTCCAGGCAATTATATAGAAATGGTAAAGGCTTATACGTCCCATGTATATGCCGCAACAAATAAGATAGCAAAGAGTGCTTCTCGTGTGCCTCTTAGGTTATACGTAAGACGTAAGTCCGGCAACAAAACCATGTCAAAGAATATATCTAATAATCTTACAGATAGATTCAATCTTGTTAAATTCTATAAGAGCAAAGGTTATGAAGTTGAAGAAGTAACTGACAATCATCCGTTCTTAGATTTAATGAATAAGGTTAACCCCGAGCAGACAAGTTACGACCTTAAGGAATTGACGTTTACATATCTTGACATTATCGGTAACTGTTATTGGTATATTGTTAAAAATACGTTGGGATTACCTATGGAAGTTTATGTGCTCATGGGGCAGTATGTAAAGATTATCCCAGGCGGTGAAAAATTTGTAGAAGGATATAAATATCAACCACTGGGAACAAATAAGCCGATTATGCTTAACGCAGATGAAGTCATACATTATAAATACCCGCATTTAAGTAATTCATTTTATGGATATAGTCCCCTCGAAGCGGCGGCGTATTCCGTTGATTCAGATCTATATCAAAAGAAATTTGAACTTTCGACATTCAAGAATCAAGCTGTGCCAGGTCTATCTTTTGAAACCGAACAGGAATTAGGTGATGCAGGCTTCAAGAGGATGAACAAAGAATTCCAAGAGAAATTTGGTGGTGTTAATAACACAGGCAAATCGCTTTTCTTAGAAAAAGGATTGAAAGCAAATAAGTTATCTCTTACTCCTCAAGAATTATCTTTCATAGAGGGCAGGAAGCTTACCAAAAAAGAGATATACGAAATATATGGCCTGGAAATCATAGATGAATCAACCAGTAGGGCAACCGGCGAAGTATTGGAACGCGATTTCCAACGCAATGTTATCTTACCTCGATTAGTAAGGTTACAAGAAAAGTTAAACGAAAGAATATTGCCTTTATACGATGATAAACTATTTGTTCAATTTGATAATCCGGTCCCGGAAGATAAACTGTATCGATTAAAAGAAAGAGAGTCAAATCTTAAATCAGGTTATTCAAGTATCAACTTAGAACGCGGA